GATCTTCTGCTGGCGTTGTGACAATCGCCGCTGGATCTCTTTCAGTTTCCGCTTCCTAATCTGAGGGGTATCTGATGACGACCTCATATCCAACATCGCTGGATTCATTCACCAATCCAACTGCAACGGATACCCTTGATTCAGCGACAGTTCCACACGCTGCTCAACATGACAACATCAATGATGCGGTTCTTGCAATTGAGACAGAGCTTGGAACTTTGCCGAAAGGCACTTTTGCAAATGTCAAAGCTCGCTTGGCTGCTTATGCCAGCGAGTCAGATCAAACAATTCTTGCTTCACAAATTTTCGGATAGGGGAAGATCGTGGCCACATACTCCAAGACACTGCTTTCAGGATCAACGCAAGGAGCGCCAATCGCGGTTGCTGCGACTGCATCAACTGGAACAACGATTCACGCGACAGGTACTTCCTCAACTGCATTCGATGAGATTTGGCTTTACGCCACAAACACTTCGACTGCTGCGATTGTTCTCACTATTCAATTTGGCGGCACTGCGACCGTCAACCAAATTCAACAGACAATTTCAGCGAACTCAGGGCTGACCTTGATTGTTCCCGGCCTTGTTCTTACTGGATCCGGTGGCGGTTCTCCTACTGCATCGACTGTCTACGCTTACGCCGGAACTGCATCAGTCATCAACATCTCTGGCTATGTGAATCGAGTTTCATAATGGCTGAAGGTTTCAAAAGAGGAGAAGCTGGCTCACAGGTCAATTCTTGGATGCCATCATCAAACGCGATCACTCCAAATGGTTTCACTTCTTCAATCTTGCCTCATGGCTTGCAACTACGCCAGACAATCAACGCAGGAACCACATCGGTCACAATTCCTGCTGGTATAACTTGGGTCTATGCAATAGCGGTCGGAGCTGGTGGCGGTGGAAACTCCAACGGTGGACATGGCGGCGGTGGCGGTGGAGTTGCTTGGGGCTGGACTCTTGCCAATTCTGTCTGCATTGTTGGTGCTGGTGTTGATGGCAGTAGTGGTGGATATACTCGTTATGGTCATGTCATTGCTGGTGGAGGTGGTGTTGGAAATGGTCAAAATTCTAATGGGCCCGGCGGTGGCGGTGGCGGTGGAAACCTTGCTGGAGCAACAGGAACCACAAATTATTGGGGAATGCCGGGTGCTGGTCAATCAAGCTCATCAATAGCAGGAAATAATGGATTAGTTGGAAGCGGTGCTTCTGGTGGAAATATCAACTCCACGGCAGGTGGAACTGGTGGAACTGGTGGCCATGGAATCTCCGGCGGTGGTGGAGGACTTTCCTCCAATGCTGGTTCATCTGCTCAAACTGGAGGCGCTGGTGGTAATGGCTTAGTTGGTGGCGGTGGTGCTGCTGGCGCTGCTACCACAGGAACGCGAACAGGTGGAGCTGGTGGGACTGGTATAAACATTTTCACTAGCGCGGTTTATACAGGTGGCGCAGGAACGACTGGCACAAATACAAATGGCGCAGGCGGTGGAGGAGCTGGAATTGCAGGAAATGGAGTGGCTGCTTCAGGTATCAATGGTGGCAATGGCGGTCTTGGTGGCGGTGGTGGCGGCGGTGGTGGAACAAGTGGAACTTCTAGCACAGGCGGTGCAGGAATCCTCTATCTTTTCTATTAGGAGCAGATCATGACAGTTTCCATTTATAACAATTCATCCTTCTCTGACACTCCTTATGGCTTGAAGCTTCAACAAACTTTTACAACATCATCTTCATCAGTTGTGATCCCTGCCGGAATTCAAAGAGTCTATGCAGTCTGCATCGGCGGTGGTGGAGCAGGTGGCTCATCCGCAACATATTCTGGCGGTGGCGGTGCTGGCGGTTATTCGGCTGGATGGACTTTTGCAACCAACACAGTCACAGTGGGAACAGGTGGAACTGGCTCTGCTTCCGCAGCAAATGGAGCAATGGGAACTTCCTCACAATATGGAATGGTCTTTGCTGGCGGTGGAAGGGGTGGTCTTACTGCTAGCACTGGAGGTGGTGCAGCCGGGGCAACAACAGCGAACGCAGCTTCTGCAATTTCAACTGTTTCTTACACAGGAGCGTCATCTGCTCAAGCTGACCTTATCGGCTACGCAAGCGGTGGCGGTTCAACTGGAACTTCTGTCGGCAGTCCTGGCGGCGCAGGGGTTTCAACTGGTGGGGGTGGTGGCGCAACAAACACAACTGGAACAGTAAGAGGCGGCGCAGGTGGTCGCGGTCTCATTTGTGGCGGTGGCGGTTCTGCCGCAACAACTGGAACTTGCACAGGTGGCGCTGGCGGCACTGGTGATCTCTACGCTGGAGGTACTGCTACTGGTGGAACTGGAACAACTTTTGGCGGTGGCGGTGGTGGAGCAGGGTACACATCTGCTGGTTTTGCTAATGGTTATCCCGCAGGAACTTCAACTGGTGTTCTCAAAGACGGAGGACAAGGTGGCTCAGGCGGTGGTGGTGGAGGCGCTGCTTCCACTGGTGGAACTGGTGGCTCTGGTGGCAATGGCGTTGTCTATCTTTATTACTAAGGAGCGAAATGGCTACACGATACGAGTATCAATGTCTCATCTGTAACACTGGATATATGGAAACACGAAACGAATTTGATCCAGTTGTCAATGAATCTTGCGTTCAATGTCAAGTGGGAAAATATAGATTGATCGCAGAGGTCAAGCTCGAAGAAGAATAACCAGAAGGAGCATTGATGGCACTCTATAACGAAAACATTGCCTACAATGCGACAGGCGTTGCCTACAATGCTGGCGCAGCATCCACATCAGGTTCAGGATCGATCACACTTACTGGATCTGCAACAGATTCGCTCTCTTTCCCGGTATCGGCAAGCGGTTCGATCACACTCACTGCATCTGCAACCTATTCGCTATCATTTGCAACCACTGGCTCAGGTTCAATCACACTCACTGCAACTGCGACAGATCAAGAGACTTTCCCAGTATCGGCAAGCGGTTCGATCACACTCACTGCATCTGCAACTGATTCCATCAAATTTGAATCAACTGGCTCAGGTTCAATCTCGCTCACTGGTTCGGCGAATACCGGATCAACAAGCCCAACATCCGGCTCAGGTTCAATCTCGCTCACTGGTTCGGGAAACGATTCGCTCTCGTTCCCAGTTTCAGCAACCGGATCCATCGGCCTTGTTGCCACTGCCACAGCTTCTCTTTCCTTCTCTGATACTGGCTCAGGTTCAATTTCACTCACTGGATCAGCTAGTCAATCAATCAGTTATTCAACCACTGGCGCTGGAACGATCACCATCGTTGGAAGCGGAACAGATTCGCTTCTCTTCGTTGATGCTGGCGCTGGCTTCATTACTTTGGTTGGATCAGCAAGCGGATCATTCACTCCTCTCACTGCTTCAGGTTCAATCAATCTTGTTGCTAGTGGTTCCGCATCTCTCAAACTTCCAACCACTGGCGCTGGCAATATCGCCATCAATGGTCTTGCTTCTGACTTGCTTTACTTCACCACTACTGGATCCGGATCTCTTAGCCTCACTGCTTTTGGATATGGATACATCGGCGGCGCGATCATGTCCGATCGAATCCGGGCGAGAATTGCTTCACGCTTTCGGACAAGAGTGGGCGCAACTATGACGGCACAAGAATCCATCCCTCATGCGATAATTGCCGACAGGGTGCGCCAAGGTACAACGATCACAGACAGAATCCGATCAACCAGCACAATCACAAGGAGATCCCGATGACTTACGATCTGGGCGATGTTGTCCCTCTTGGCATCACAATCACAGATTCCAATGGAGCCAATGCAAACGCTTCAGCAGTAACTTGCACCATCTATCAACCAGATGGAACGACCACTTCTGGATCTGTCACCAATCCTTCAACTGGACTTTACAATTGCGACTTCTCAGCCACACTAGTTGGAAGACACGCGGTGAAATGGTTAGCAACTGGAACAAACGCGAGCGCCTATTCTGACGAATTCTTGATCCGAGATTTCACAGAATTGGGAATTGTTGGACTTGATGAGGTCAAAACACATCTGAACATTTTACTGACAGATTCCACACTTGATGATGAACTTCGATCCTTCATTGATGCCGGATCTGATCTCGCTGAATCTTATGTTGGACAGGTACTCGGGCGAAGAACTTTCACATCTGAGCTTTATGATGGAGGCGGTGAATTCATCCGCATCAGAAATCCCAAGGCAATCTCAATCTCTTCAGTCTATGAAAACGATGCTTTGGTATCCTCCAGCGCATACGCTCTCGATTACACAGGACAGAGACTTTATCGAATCGGATCTGGTTCGCTATATGCGACGAACTCTTATGGCTATTGGTCGCAAGGGATGAACAATCTTTCCATCACTTATGTCGCAGGTTATGTCAATCCTCCAATGGCAGCCAAGCAAGGTGTCTTGGAGATCATCCGACATCTCTGGCAGACACAAAGAGGCGCAATGAATGTCACTGCAAGAACTTTGGGTGGAGATGAGCTTTATCAGACTCCGACTTACTCTCTGCCAAGAAGAGCGATGGAGCTACTTGATCCAACCAGCTTCCCCGGGATGGCATGATGACAGTTTCAACAGCTTTCCCAACGATGATCACCAAGATCATTGCTGCTCTTGGTTCAGCTTCTTCCCTAACTGGAGTCAGAATCTTTGATGGCGCTGAAGTGGATGATTCATATCCGGGCGATGCAATAGCCATCGGACACGATGGATCGATCGGCGATGCTGAAATGCAGATCGCAACCATCAGCGATTCACCATTTGCCTTCACTGATCTTCATGAGGAATCAGGAAGAATCAATTGCTCTCTCTGGTCTTGGAATGGTGGCACTAGCCTCACAGCGAGAAGAACAAGAGCTTTCACATTGCTTTCCGCAGTGGATACAGTGATCCGGGCAGATCCAACCTTTACTGGAACTGCTCTCTATTCAATACTTGAAACCAACTCGGTCAACTATCGTCAAACAACGATGGGCGCGGCAGTTGTCATCAATTTCACCATCGCTTATCAAGCCCAGTCATAAGGAGAAGAAAATGGCGTACATCATCACATCAGATCGGCTGGATTTCCCCAAGGCTGAAGGCTCGATCATTACGGATGAAGAATTGCTGGCAGTGGGAGTGAACATCGAAGCTCTCATTGAAGGCGGTCACATCACAGAAGATGGGACAAATACAAAGAAAAAAGCACCAGAAGCACCATCCGCAGTAGATCCAGCTCCTGCGGTACAATCAGAAGCAACCACTGAAGGAGAAACCGCATGAGCAAGATCGTTCTTACTGATGCCAAGGTGACGATCAACTCGGTCAACTTGTCAGATCACATCAACAACATCACTTTGGAAACCAAAGATGACATCATCGAGACTTCCGCATTCGGCAGCACTGCGAAGACTCGCGTTGCCGGATTAGCAGACAACCAAGTCACATTTGATTTCCATCAGGATTTCGCTGCTGCAAATGTGGAAGCAACGATCTATCCACTACTCGGACAGACCACAACAATTGTGGTGCAACCAACTTCCGCAGTAGTCAGCGCAACCAATCCCACATACACATTCTCTGCGGTCATCGTGGACTGGACTCCGCTGAAAGCTGGCGTTGGACAGTTAGCAACGGCATCGGTGACTTTTCCTATCACTGGAACTATCACAAAGGCGGTCGCATAACATGGCAAAACTCGTTCTCACCAATGCCTCAGTTTCCATCGCTGGAACTGATCTCTCAACTTCGATCACGAACATCACACTTGAGACCAAGTACGATATTATCGAGACAACAACATTCGGAAACACTGCGAAGACTCGTGTGGCTGGTCTTGCCGACAATCAGATCACTTTGGATTTCTTGCAGGATTTCGCAGCTTCATCAGTTGAGGCAACTATCTATCCGCTACTTGGAACCGCGCAGACAATTATTGTCAAGCCAGTTTCCGGATCGACTACGACAACAAATCCGCAATACACAGTGAGCGCTTTGATTTCAGATTGGACTCCATTGAAAGGCGCAGTTGGTCAATTAGCCACTGCATCTGTCACATGGCCTATCTCTGGAACAATTACAAAAGCAACTTCATAATCAATAACTAGGGGGAAAACAATGGATGGATTATCAATCAAGACAACAATGGCAGATGGGACAGAGCACACATTCTCTCTGCGACCAAGAATCATTGTTGACTTTGAGCAGAAGTTCGGCAAAGGTCTTGCCAAGTTGATTGGCGAAGAACAAAAGTTGGAACACATTTACTATCTTGGATGGAAATCTCTTCAAGCGAATGGAATTGTGGTCAAGCCTTTTGGTGGCGATTTTTTGGACACGATCAAATCCGTTGAGTTGGTGTCCGACCCTTCCTTAGAATCCACCGCGACTCCCTAACCTATACGGTGGCGGTTCTCGCGGTGGAGCTAGGAATCTCACCGAATGAATTACTTGATGCGCCAGACGGAATCCTTGAAGCGATAACGGCTTATTTGTCAGAGAGAAACAAATCAAGGGAGTGATCATGCCAGTTGTCTTGATTGGGATGCAGGAAACTCTTGAAGGATTGTCAAAATTTGATCAAGATGCCAAGAAGAAATTCAATGGGGTTGTCAACGCAGTTTTGAACGAAGCCAAAACTGAGGCGATGACTTATGTTCCAGATTTGCCAATGAGAAATTGGCAGACGAAGCCATCAATCAATCCGAACAAGAAAGTTCGTGGCGGTAAGGGTTGGCCTGCTTGGGATCCAGAGCAGGTCAAAGCTGCAATTCGAGCTTCAAAAGCCAAAGGCAAAGTTCGTGGCGATTACACAACATCCGCTGGCGCTTTGATCAACAGAGATCCAGCAGGTGCGATCTTTGAAATTGCCGGAAGAAAAAGTGATGACTCAAAGAGCAAGAGTGGACAGCAATTCAAACAAAATTTGAAGAAATTTGGCTCAGCCTCTCGGGTAGTATGGCGAGCAGTTGATCGCAACAAGGAAATCTTTGATGCTCGGATTGCTAAGGCAACAGAAGAAGCGAAACAAGATTTGCAAAAAGCTCTTCAAAAACAAAAAACAGAAAACTAGAAGCGGAGATCAATAATGGCAACTGGCGCGATTATTGCTCGGATCATTTCCGAGTACTCCGACAAAGGCACAAAGGCAGCCAGAAAAGACCTGAAACAAGCTGGCAAAGACTTTGATGATTTTGCCTCCAAAGTTCAAAAAGCCTTCACGATCTCTGGCGTTGCAGTTGGTGGCTTGGCAGCCAAGATTGGATTCGATGCGGTCAAAGCAGCGATGGCATTCGAGAAATCATCTGCGCTTCTTGCCAATACTTTACGCAATACCACTGGCGCAACCGATGAAAGCATTGCTTCAGCTCAAGCCTACATCAAGGCAACTGAACTCAGACTTGGCATAACTGATGAAGAGCTTCGACCTTCATTGGCGGCTCTTGCCACTGCCACTCATAGCGTGACAGAAGCAGAGAAATTGCAACAGTTGGCGCTTGACATAAGTGCCGGAAAAGGCAAGAGCCTTGAATCTGTATCCATAGCACTTGCCAAAGCCTATGGGGGCAATTTCAACGCTCTCAAAAGATTGGGCATTCCACTCACTGAAGCATCAATCAAATCAAAAGACTTCAACACAATCATCAAAGAGCTTTCAGCCAATGTGGGAGGCGCTGCGACAGTTGCGGCGAATACTCTTTCCGGTCGAATGGCAAGAATTGGGCAATCCTTCGAAGAGGTCAAAAAGACTTTGGGCAAGGCTCTGCTTCCAGTCATCGATCAATTCTTTGGAATTCTGACCAATGAAATCCTTCCCAATGTTGAAAAGTGGGTGGATCTCAATCGAGAAAAATTGGCAAAGTCTTTGGCAGATGTGGCAACTTTCATTGGTCATCTCCTCTTGGTTGCGGTCAAATTTTCATCATGGATCTCTAACCATCTCACTCTAATCAAAGCACTTGCCGGACTCTTGGTTGGAATGTTCGCCGCCGCCAGAGTTCTCACATTTGTTGCCGCTTTGGAAAAGATAGTTGCAGTCATGAAGACCCTTCGCACAGTTGCCGCTGGTGCTGCAATTGCTGAAGCATTCGCAACTGGTGGAACTTCCATTCTTGCTGCATCTGCCGCGATCGCCGCTTTGGGAGTCGTTGGAACTAGCGTATTCGGCGCTCTTGATGGACAAGTTGACACAGCTTCAACAAAGTTCGACAATCTCGCCGGAACCATCAACAATGCAAGATTGGCGGCATACTACAAAAACCATCCAGAATTTGCTCCAAAGACTTCTCCTACTGCGCCGCCACCATTCACCAATGACATGGCTTCAGTTGTTGCTCAGAATCAACTTTTGATCTCTCAAACTGCTCAACAAAAGATTCAAGAAAAAATCACCAACGACAAAAAAGCTCAAGCAATTATTGATGCCAAAGCTGCTTCCGATGCTGCCGCTTCTGCAAAGAGGCAAGCTGACGAAGCGGCGAAACAGTTGAAGATCAACAAAGAAATCGCCGCCATCAAAAAGCTCGGCGGTGGCACTGCTCAATCCACAGATCTGATTGAACTTGAAGCGGCGAGGCTTCTGCTTGTCAAGCAAGGTCATCTTCTTGAACTTGAAAAGTTGAAAGCCATGAAAGATGCCGCCGATTTGCAGAAGGCAATTGCCGACAGCGCTCAGAGATATTCAGACATCTTGTCGGTCATCGCTGATGGCAAGGTGACAACGGAGGAGATCGCGCTTCTTGCTCATAAGTGGGGAGATACAACCAGCGAGGTTGAGAATTATGTGGCAAGGGTAATTGGAGCAAACTCCACCAAAGCCAACACAGATTCAGTCTTGGCTCTCTATGAATCTTGGGGAATGACGAAGGATCAAGCTGCAAAGTATTTGAGTTTCACTGAAGCTCTCAAAGACCAAAAGCTCAGCGATCAAGAGATCACCAACCTTGAAAAGAAATGGAACCTCAGCAAAGAACAGGTTCTTGCCTATGCCAAAGCGGTCACTGATGGGACTGCTTTTGATGTCACAAAGATCACGACTCCCGGCGATGCCGCCGCTGCTGGTTGGAAGAATGCTCTCAACTCTTTGAACGATTACCTTGCAGCCACCAAAGCATCAAGTGGCATAGCCTCAACAGGTGCTGATCTCTTCAATTTGATCAATTCACCGTCTTTCTCAGGTGCATCATCTGGAACAAGTGGAAACGCCTCAACAGGTGCTGATCTCTTCAGCGCCATCAACTCGCCAACAGCTTCATTCGCGACTTCTGGCTTCTTGGCAGGTGCTTCTGGCACTGCAACCGGATCAACTGGTGGATCAGGTGCGCCAGTCGATGTCACTGTCCATGTTCACGGATCTGTCACCACTCAAAATGATCTCACTGAAGCAATCAGGGCAAACTTGCAGAACGGACTTCTCTCTGGTCGAGCCATCAGCTTCAACACGGCTGGTCTCTGATGAGCATCGAAGGCGTTCCAATCTTTGGAGCATCCATTGACTTCTCTGATGGCCCAACTTTCATCACCACATCTTTTCTCCTTGACGATACTACCAACGGAAAGCTCGGAACAGGTCAGCTCGCAGATACCAGCGTGAGAGTGGACATCTCTTCTCTTTGCGTATCGGCATCTATCCGCAGAGGTCGCAACCGAATCCTTGACAAGTTCGAAGCAGGCACGGCAACAGTTGTCTTGAAAGATTCAACGGGAGATTTCAACCCTTCTAACTCATCCGGCGCATATTATGGCAAGCTAACTCCACTTCGAAAGATTCAAATCTTTGCGGATTACAATGGAACTCGTTATCCGCTTTTCTATGGCTTCATCATCTCTTACACCACCAACTTTCAAGTTGGCATTGACTCGGTTTCACAGGTAACTCTTCAGTGCGCTGATGGATTCCGCTTGATGAACAATGTGGTCTTCACATCGCTTCCAGCAGCTTCAGCAGGTGACTCAACTGGCACAAGAATCAATCAGCTTCTTGATCTTGCTGGCTGGCCTAGCGTTCAAAGGTCGATTGATACTGGGGATACTACTTGTCAAACAGATCCCGGAACTGCCAATCGAAACATTCTTGATGCGTTGCAATTGGTCGGAGACAAAACAGAATTCGGTGGATTCTTTGCCGACTTTCATGGTTCTTTTCAATTCCTGAGTCGTTCCAAATTGGCAGCGCAAGCATCAAGCCCACAGGTAACTTACACAGATGACAACTCGGGCATTGGTTATCAAGCCATTGAGTTGATGCACGATGATGTCTTGGTGGTGAACAATGTTTCGGTCAACAAACTTGGTGGCGCAATTCAACAAGTGAGCGATTCAACTTCCATCTCAACCTATTTCACACACTCAGGATTGAGGCAGGACATCCTTGTTCAAACTGATGCAGAAGCTCTCAGTCAAGCTCAAATGCTTCTGGCAACTCGCAAAGATGCCACACTTCGAATTTCATCACTTTCCTTGAACCTCTTTGATCCAACAGATTCTCCAAGAATAATCGCTGGCCTTGGCTCTGATATTTTCAATCCAATTCAGGTCATCAAGACGATGCCGGGATCAACTAGCATCACCAAAGTTTTGCTCATTCAAGGCATCCAGCATGACATGAGCAAATCCTCTTTCAATACTAAACTCATCACAGCTGAACCAGTGATCAAGGGTTTCGTGTTGGATTCTTCTCTTGCAGGGGTTCTTGATGGAACTGAAGGTCTGCTTTCCTACTAAGAAAGGTCAATCATGGCTTATCATCTCTTTTCAACTGGTGAAGTTCTCACTGCCAGCAATGTCAACAGCTACCTTATGAATCAGACAGTGATGGTCTTCGCTTCTGCTTCAGCTCGGACAACTGCTCTCTCTGGCATTCTCACTGAAGGCATGATCTCCTATCGCACAGATTCACACATCTTGGAGTATTACACAGGCTCTGCGTGGACTGCGGTTGCGGTCACTCCAACTTCTTTGACAAATGTTAGCCTTGTCGCTCCAATTGAAACGCTCAACATTGTTGCTTCCGCAGCAACAGGAACCGTCAACATCGATTGTGTGACTTCTTCTTATTGGTACTACACCAGCAACGCTTCCGCAAACTGGACATTGAACTTCAGAGGAAATTCAGGAACAACTTTGAATTCTTTGATGGCAACAAGTCAATCAATGTCAGTGGTTTTCCTCAACACAAATGGTTCAACTGCTTATTATCCAAACGCTTTTCAAGTTGATGGAACTTCTGTCACTCCGAAATGGTCAAGCGGAACTGCTCCATCTTCAGGAAACGCATCATCAATTGATGCTTATACATTCACAATCATCAAAACTGGCTCGGCTGCTTTCACAGTCTTAGCTGGTGGCGCAACCAAGTTCGCATAAGGGGGAAGAATGAGTCCGTTATTGACAGGTCATCCATTTGGAATTTCTGCTGGAATAGGAAAAGCAACCTACTCAGCAACGACAGGTTCGCCAACCATTGACACATCAAGTCGCCCGGGTAAAACAATTATCAAATTTACGACAGTTGGAACCGGAAGTGTCACAATTTCAACTGGTGGAACATTCGAGGTCTTAGTCGTTGGCGGTGGGGGAGCAGGTGGAGACGGACTCAACACTACCGCCGCAGGCGGTGGCGGTGCTGGTGGTTATGTTTATAACGCATCTTATTATTTACCTGCTGGAACTTATGCGACAACAGTTGGAGCCGGAAGTGTTGGAATAGGAAGTAGCGGCACTAGCACAAATGCTATTGCGGCAAATAACGGAAATCCAAGTGCATTCGGTTCGTTAGTTGCATTAGGTGGGGCGGGCGGTATTCCTTACACTTCTGCTGGAATTGGTCAAATTGCCGAACCCGGCGCATCAAGTGGTGGCTCACTAAATAGCCAAACTCCGGCAGTTGCCTTACTTTCCCAAGGAAACATAGGCGGTACAAATGCCGGAACTACTGCCGGAAGCGGTGGCGGTGGGTCAGGTGGAACAGGATTTGCAGGGTCAGGAACTACGGGAGGCAACGGTGGAATCGGAACCTCTAATTCAATAACTGGAACCTCATTATTTTACGCGGCTGGCGGTGGGGGTTCTGGCACTGTGACTGCTGGCAACGGTGGTTCAAGTATTGGGGGCAACGGAAGCACTGCCTCTGGAGCAACTGCAGGTGCAACAAATACCGGAAGTGGCGGTGGAGCAAATGTTACTTCGGGTGCTGCTGGCGGTTCAGGCGGTTCAGGTATTGTCATCGTAGTCTTTGGATAAAAATTTATTTCAAATCAAAACCCCTCAACCCTAGGAGATAACAATGGCAACAACTTCAGCGCAATTCTCGCTCACCACTTCACCAGTCAAAATTGTTTCAGCCGATGGACAAGCTGAAGCAGTTCACATCCATTCTGAAACTGCGATTGCTTACCTTGGGGGAGATAGCTCGGTCTCATCATCGACTGGATTCAAATTGGATGTCAATGAAAAATTGACAATCAACAATCATGAAGGCGAACTTTGGGCAGTCTCAGCATCAACTGGCACGATGACGATTTTGATCGTGACCAAATGAGCAGTGATGTTGCGACAATTGTTTATTCATATTTTTTCATCACTGTGGCGGTTTTTGCTGGCTTGTCTTATGTTGCCAAGCATCTGATCAAGACTCACACTGAAGGGATTGAAGACAAACTTTCACGCATTGAATATGCGCTTTACAATGACGGGAAAACAGGGCTAATCAATAAGGTTGAAGAGCTTCTTGAAAATCAACAGTGCATCAAGATTGATGTGGAAGTTCTCAAGGCAAAGGCAGAAGCAAAGTGACTGGCGCGGATCTCGTCAAGGTTGCTTCCTCAAAAGTTGGCACAGTCGAAAAGGGCGGCGCTGATGGCAAGTCTGGCAATATCGTTGAATTCTGGGATTGGTGGAAAGCCAAGACCGGGCAATCAGATCAGGGACAACCTTGGTGCGCTTGCTTTGTCTCATGGTGTTTCGGTCAGATCAAGGCTTCCTCTTTGATCTCTGCCACCAACTCTGCCGGATTCATCTACTGTCCCAGTGGCGTGAAGTATTTCAAGGATAAGAAGCAATTGGTGGATCCAAAGTCAGCTCAGCCGGGAGACATCATCTTCTTCGATTGGGATCAAAAAGGCATTGCTGACCATGTTGGCATCGTTGCCCAGAATCATGCCTCACAAGGCTTCCTTGTCACCATAGAGGGCAATACCAGTCCAGAAGGTGCAGTGAACGCATCCCAACAAAACGGAGGCGGCACATACCAACGCAAGCGTTATTTGGGCAAGACAATCCATGCGATCGCCCGACCATCTTGGGCAACACTTACAGAAAGCAAGGCAAAATGAAACTTGATATGAATAGACTCAACTCTCTGCTTGTTACCTATGGAAGCATTGCTCTGCCAGTGGCTTCGACTGCTTTCGCTATGAATGCCAGCACTACTGTCAAAATCCTCTCCTTCTTCTCTGGAGTCTTGCCAGTGGTCATCAGGCAATCAAATCCAAAGGATCCATTCACGATCAATCTTCTCAAAGAGATCGAAAAAGAGATTGAAATTGTGTTGGAAAAAGAGAAAAAGCCGACACTCTAGCCATGAAACTTCAGGGCTTGATTCTCAACCCTGAAACAAAGCAATTGGCAACCCTTCTCGCCGAGAAGACCTTCGAACGCTATCGCAACAATTTTGGACATTATCGGAACACTGCGAAAAGCCATTTGGTGGGTCATCTCGGCGAATTTGCTGCATTCATTTGGCTTCGTGATAATCATTTCTCGCCATCTCCCACATTCCTAGATTCCACCAAAGATCGGGAATGTGACATTCAGACAAATGTTGCAAGGATCGAAGTGAAAACTTGGTCGGAGCAACATTGGGAGAAATGGGGTCGATGCGTATCGGCGAGCCAATTTGCCTCCATCAAGAAGAAGGCCGATTTGATTCTATGGCTCTCAGTTGATGGAGTAGAATCCGAAACTCCAACAGTAACTTTCAGGGGATGGTGTGAAGTGGGCATCTTTGAAGGGATGTCCTCAATCATGACTGGAGAAGTCGGGCGTGAAGTTCGCAACCTCCAGCTTGATCCATCTCAACTGAAATCAGTCGAAGAGATGAGAAGCTATGAACCGAGAAGAAATCTTGCAAACTGCCATTGATCTCACCATGCATGATCGAAATGAGCAGAATGGCGATCCTTTGGAAAATCATCAGAGAATTGCAAAGATTTGGGAAGTCATTCTCGGCATCACGATCGAGCCATATCAAGTCGCGCTCTGCATGGCAGGAATGAAACTGGCAAGACTCGCGCACAATCCGCTTGATGATTCCTTTATTGATGGCGCGGCATATCTAGCAATCGCAGGTGAGATCGTCAACAAGGAGAATCGATGAAAGAGATGGTTATCTTGGTTCCTTCAAGGAATCGACCAAAAAACATTGCTGATCTTATTGTTGCTCTTGATGAGACAGAGACTGAAGCTGATTTGATGGTTATCGTTGACGATAGCGAACCACAGATGGATGCATATTTGGAGTTAGATTGTGACATCTTCATGGTGGCAAAAGATGGGCGAGGAATGGCGAAGCCACTCAATGCCACAGCCAATCACTTCCGCAACAAGTATCATCATTTCGCATTCCTTGGCGATGATCACAGACCAAGAACAAAGAATTGGGATCTGATCTTCATTGAAGCTCTCCATGAAATGGGGACTGGATTGGTCTATGGAGACGATTTGATTCAAGGCGAGAATCTAGCAACTGCAATCTGCATGACTGGCGATATTGTCCGGGCGCTTCGTGGGATGGTTCCTCCAAAGATGATTCATCTTTATCTGGACAATTTTTGGATGAAGCTCGGCAAGGATCTTGATAAATTGAAATACATTCCAGAAGTCATTCTTGAACATATGCATCCAATTGCTGGCAAAGCTCAAATGGATCAAGGATATGTCGATGTCAATGCGCCAGATGTCTATTCAGCCGATTTCGCTGCGTTCAATGATTACATTGAAAGCCGAGATTATCAAAAGCTAGTTGAGGCGCTTCGATGAAGATCCTCATCACTGGAAATGAAGGATTTGTTGGCAGACACTTTTGGAACATTTTGAGAAATGAAGGTCATGAACTTTGGGGAATTGATCTTCTCAATGGCACAGATGCCAGAGACTTCTTCCGCAAAGATGAAACACATTTTGACAAGGTGATTCATCTTGCCGCAGTTGTTGGCGGTCGCAAGATGATCGAAGGTTCACCACTTGCGCTGGCAGTTGATCTTTCCATTGATGCTGAGATGTTCAGTTGGGCAATGAGAACAAAGCCCGGATGCATCACTTATTTCTCATCATCGGCTGCATATCCCATCGAGTTGCAAACTCACACGATGTTTCCACCATTGAAGGAAACTGATATTGATCTCAATCGAATCGCCAATCCTGATCTCTCTTATGGATGGGCAAAGTTGACAGGTGAAATGCTTGCAAGCCACGCCAGAAAAGCAGGATTGAAAGTTCACATCTTCAGACCCTTCTCTGGATATGGATCAGATCAAGACTTGGACTATCCATTCCCATCATTCATTGATCGGGCAAAGCGAAAGGCAAATCCATTTCAAATCTGGGGAAGTGGTGAGCAAGTTCGAGACTTCATTCATATTGATGACATCGTGGAAGGTTCTCTTGCTGGATGCTTGGCTAACATTGAGGTTGCTAATCTCTGCACTGGAATTCCAACGTCATTCAATCACTTGGCAGCTTTGGTTGCTCAAGTTGCTGGATACGCTCCAGAAGTTCAGCATTTGCCTTCTGAGCCTTCTGGGGTTCATTGCAGGGTTGGAGATCCAACTTTCATGGAAACCTTTTACAAGCCCAAAATTAGCCTTTTGGAAGGTATAGAAAGAACTTCGCTGGCTTGAAGCGATCCGGCGCTCGCCAGCATCCGAAACCCTCACAATCACTGAAATGGTGGTTGTGAGGGTTGTTTTTCTTTGACTGGTCAAAGACCGAAAAAAGGTGTTTCAACTTGACAAGTCGGTGCTATTGTTCTCTTACACGAGGGATCGAGAATCCTTCACTAAGCCAAGGAGCAAGACAAATGTTGAAAATAATTGATCTTCACAAAGAGATGCCAAAGTACGATACCAACAAAGGAAAGCATCGTTGGGCAATTCAAGGCTCAGGTGGTCGCGAAGATTTATTCCGCACCAGAAAACTTGCCATAGAATTCAAAAAGTCACTCGCATTGCTAGGAGTGAAATAATATGCCACTCACACTCAACATCATCCGCGAGGATCTTTCTTTCCTTTACTCAATCAGCATGGACTGGGATCAGGATTGGGAAGAACAATTTGAACGCTTTGAAGATGTCAAAGGTCAGCAAGTGGATTTCACACTTGCCAAAGCCTATTGGCTCCCAGATTGGGCAACCGTTATGATCTTTCGGTCATACCTTGAATCTATCAACGCCAGCTTTCAAATCCTGATGGATAATGCTGAGGATTTGGATCCATATCTCGTCATCTGCAATGAGGTGTTCTGATGCAATATCTCTTCTATATCTTCGCAGGATTGACCATCATCTGCGCCATCTTTTGGTGCTTGAACTTGCTTGAAAATACTCTTGCCGAATTTGATGATCAAGTATCCATCGAAGATTGGCACAATTTCCAACAGTCAATTCAATCAAAGGATCAGCGCTCATGATATTTCAAGTCTTCACTCTTTCAATCATTCTAGGTGGAGCCATCGGATTTCTACTGGGCAACATTACAGAATCCAAACACGCTCACAAATTTATCAAGGAGCTGGAATCAGATTTGGATGCAGCATATCGGGAGATCGATGAGTTGCATGAGTTCATCCACGCCAATCAAATGAAGAAGCGTGGATGATGTCCAAGGCAAAGCAGAAGGGGACTGCTGCCGAAACAGCGCTCGTTAGATTCTTACAGGGGCAGGGGTTCCCCTTAGCAGAACGGCGAGCGCTTGGCGGTGGATCTTCCGGTGAGGATCTAGGAGACATCACTGGGATTCCTTCACTTTGCATGGAGGTCAAGAATCATCAAACCTACAAAATCCCGGCATGGCTCAAAGAGACTGAGACCGAGCGCATCAATGCCAAAGCAGACTTTGGAATCTTGGTGGTGAAGCCAGTCGGAGTCGGAATGACTGTCAAGAGCGTTGGTCAATGGTGGGCAATCTTGTCGATGGAAGCCATGATGGATTTGCTGAGGGAAGCTGGTTATGGAGATGCAAAGTGAGTATCCATGAACTTCTGAACACGCCAGCTTTCCCACACGCAGTCTGTCAATATGAAGATCCAGAGTATTTCTTCCCGGTATTTGAAGCACATTTGCAAGAGCGCATCGAAGAACTTCGCAAGATGTGTGGCAATTGCATACATCAAATCGAATGCCGAACATTTGCCATTGAAAATGGTGAAGAGCATGGCTTCTGGGGTGGGACAACGCCAGAGGAGCGAAGGTCTGAGATCAAGACTTACCAAGAGGGCGAGGTGAGCAGATTTGAAGAGATTCAAAGATATTTGGATCTTGGTTGGACAAAAACTCAAATTGCCAAGCTTTACGGAATCCAGCTGGATTCAGTTGAGCGCGTACTTCTTCGCGCCAAGAAAAGGGGTCAGATATGAACAGATTAGGATCTATGACAATACTTGTCACAGGGATTTTGATGACTGGATCTCTTGCAACCATCATCCATCAAGATCATTTGTATTTGGAAAGCCACTTGCAACCAGTGAAAACAGTGAAAGTGGTCAAGGTTGAAGTGCCAGTTGTCTTGAACTCTCCAGAGAAGGTTGCTCTCTTTGTCAATGAGATGATGGAGAAGCGACAAGCTCAGTGCTTGCTCTGGATCTTCTATCAAGAGAGCCGATTGAATCCAAAGGCGAAGAATCCACATTCAAGCGCCAAGGGAATCGGACAGCTTTTGGACTCAACATATAAGAACATCGGTCTCAAACATTCGGCAGATCCCATCGCTCAGGTGGTGGCTTCGATCGCCTACATATCGGAAAGATATGGCTCAGGTGGAGCTTGCAGTGCGAAAGCATTCTGGCAAAAACATTTCTACTACTAGAAAAGGAAACAGGGGATGTCAACGGAAATCAGCTTGGAGATGATTGATCTTGATACAGTTGCAAGCACCATGCTCGCTGCATATATCGAGGCAAAGCAGAAGGCGAAAGAGTGGAATGAGAAGGCTGATGCCTACGCTGAGCAGGTGAAGGCGGCGATGGGTGATCACACCATTGGTCTTGTCAACGGGCGCGAGGCGGTCAGGTGGACTCAATATGAGACACGCAGGATTGATACTGCCACCATTCGCAAGCTCTTGACTGCCGAACAGGTCAAGAATCTTGAAACAGTCACGATCACTCGAAGATTCTCGATCGTTGAGGAATGATGTTCACAAAACTAGGCAATGACTCGCTCCAGTTGCAAACGCGGATCCAGCAAGTGGTCTCGGATTTCGCAATCAGAGCGCCACGATCTCAGCAACGATCAATCGGAATGAGTGAAGTGGGCGAGGAATGCGCGAGGAAGACTTCATTCAAGATCCTTGATTGGCAGCGCACAAATCCGGTAACTGATCCTTGGGCATCGATCTCGGGAACTGCGATTCATGCTTGGCTCGCTGAGGCGTTCAAAGATCAATTTGATGGCGAAGAGAATCCTCTCTATCTTGTCGAGCATTCGGTCAGTGTAGATTCTGAAATCTCGGGAACTTGCGACCTCTTCGATTTGAGAGAGAAGATGGTGATTGATCATAAATGCGTGGGAGCAACATCCATGAAATCTCGCAAGAAGGATGGAATGACTCACACTCAGAGGGTTCAGATCAATCTTTACGCTTTGGGAATCGAGCGCCAAGGCTATGAAGTGGAGAAGGTGGCTCTAGCCTTCTATCCGCTAGGAGGAAGGCTAGATGGTCTTTATACCATCGTTGAGCCATACAATCGCCAGCTGGCTTTGGATGCCATCCAGAGGCTTGATGACATCAAGACACTTCTTTGGCAACTAGACCCGGAGGACAATCCCGAGAACTGGAAATTGATTCCCACAAAGCCATCAATGGCTTGCACTTATTGTCCTTGGTTCCTGCCCAAATCGACCAACCTTGACAAAGGATGTCCGGGGGATACGGAGGAATTATGAAAAGCAAAGAGATTGCAAAATTCAGATGCGTTCGATGTGGCGCGGTCATTGAGCAGAGAAGAGCGCCGGATGATTCCGATCTTCTGCCAATCTGCGGTGACTGCTGCGACTGGATGGAGCGTGTCTGGTAATACCCAAAAGAATTGATCCCATTCGGGAGCAATGCATCACCCAAACACAAAAGAAAAGGGGAATGAGATGTCAAGTCCATTCACAGCGCCAACGCAAGGCGGCGATTCAGTCAAGCCAGCTGATCTTCAAGGTCACTTGCTTATCATCAAGCCAACAGGTTACAAAACAGGCATTCAGACCACGCTCGGCGAGGCTGAGGCGATCGAGGTTGATCTTGTCGATCTTGATACCAATGAAGAACACACAAGCGTTCTCTTCTTCAGTGTTTCTTTGCGCTCAGCGTTGAAGCCAAACATTGGAAAGAGCGTTCTTGCTCGAATGGGTCAAGGTACGGCAAAGCCGGGCAAGTCTGCTCCTTGGATTTTTATAGATGCCACCACAGATGCCGAGGCAGTTGCCAAGGCTACGGCCTACCTAGCAGGTACTATGGCTCCCCCAGTCGAGGCAAAGCCAGCCAATGCAGTCGTGAACGGCATTGAAGTCACTCCAGAAATTTTGGCAATGATGGAGAAGCTAGGAGCGACAACAGTCGCCAAGTAAGTTTCCTCATGGGGATGGGGGAAAGATGTGTTGGCAGGTTCGCTGGCGAGGAGAAGCGCTTCGGGTTCAATTCCCGACAACACACAAGAAGAGAAGAAAAGGGAGATCATGCGACCAAGCAGATTCAAGCGAACAACTCCATTTGATGAGCGTTGTCAATTTGTGTGGTCAGAAGCTGATCTGATCGTCAGATGCGAGCATCAATCTGCTTTTGCTCTCTACTTTGGAAACGATGAAACAGTGAATGCGGTGAGTCTTTGTCTTTACCATCTAGTCAATCAAGAAAGTCTATGGATCAAGGGGAACACATGAAAAATCATCTGACAGAAGGATCCGATTGGATCGAGCAGATTGGGAACACATCCGAGAAGCAGAAGGCGAAGGCGAAGGCATTGCTCATCAAGATGGAGGCTTTTGACATCATCGAGATTCTAGGGTTGGAGGCGGCATGAGTTCAGAGATTTGTCTTGATCACTCCAACAACTGCGGTGATGAATCGTGCATCTGCTCAGTGCTGATGAAAGAGGATTGCGAAGATTGCAAGATGGAAGCACAATGAATCCAATCCATGCAACTGCTTTGGCATTCGCTGAGGCAGGTGTCTCAGTAGTTCCAGCCGCCATGAATGGCACGAAAGCTCCCATTGGTACCTGGAAGCAATACCAGCTCCATCCAGCCAGCCGGGAGCAGATCGATCTTTGGTTTTCCGGATCTGCAACTGGTCTTGGAATTATCACTGGCAAAGTCAGTGGCAATCTTGAAATGGTTGAGCTTGAAGGCAGAGCGGTCTCGGAAGGTTGCCTTGATCAGATTCGAGAGCTTGCAGGCAGTTCAGGATTGCAAGAGATTTGGCAGATCATCTCCAATGGTTATGTTGAAGCGACTCCATCCGGTGGCATTCACTTCCTTTGGAGGATTGCTGATGAGCCAGTGCCGGGCAATTTGAAGCTGGCGCAAAGACCGGGCGAAGGTGATTCCTTGCTGGTTTATTCTGAGACTCGGGGAGAAGGTGGCTTTTGTATCACTGCTCCCAGTCACGGTCTAGTTCATCCATCCGGGCAACCTTGGCAGTTGCTCAGAGGTTCGCCAGCTGAGATCCCGATGCTTTCATGGGATGAGCGCAACGCGATCGTTGATCTCTTCAGATCGATTGATCAAAGCCCAAAGCGCGAGATTTTAGAGAAATCACTCATCAACAAAGTGGCAACCGATGAGGATCTGCCGGGTGATGATTTCAATGAGCGCGGTCAGTGGAAAGATATTCTCAAAGGTTGGAAAGTTGTTTATCAAGCCAATGGAGTCACATATTGGCGAAGGCCGGGCAAAGATATTGGAATCAGTGCTTCAACTGGTCATGTGGGGGACAATCTCTATGTCTTCACCACTTCGACCTCATTTGAATCTCAGCGCTCATATTCCAAATTCGGCGCGTTCGCTCATCTGTATCATCAAGATGATTTCAGGGAGGCTGCGAAGGCTTTGAGATCGCAAGGGTTCGGATCTCAGAAAATGGGCGAGATTCCGACTCTTGGTGAATTGATGGCTCCCAATGTGGCTCCGAACTTGGCGCTGGTTCCTGATATAGATGCCGATCACATTGAGCCAGCAAAAGAGCGTTCCAGTTGGTATCCAAGACCACTCGATCTTGACGGCGAGATTGATCAGCTCGTTCCAGAATTCTTGGCGCGTGTTGATGGCCATCGACTCTTCTACAAAGGCAAAATCAACGCGGTTCTTGGTGAGTCTGAATCCGGAAAGACTTGGGTGGCTTTGCTTGGTGTCAAACAAGCGCTGGATGTGGCAGAGCGCGTGATCTATCTTGATTTTGAGGATTCGGGCAAAGGAATTCTCGCAAGGCTCAGATCGATGGGGATTGAAGATGCAAAGTTCAAAGACTTCATCTATGCCAACCCTGATCAGAATCTCACGCTGGAGGAGAGGATGGATCTTGTTGATGCGCTCTCGGAGTTTCAGCCGGATTGGATCATTGTTGATGGCGTGAATGCTGCGATGACTTTGCTGAATTTGGAATTGACCAGCAACCGAGATGCCACATTCTTCAGCCAGCAACTTCTCAGACCTCTAGCACAATCCGGCGCTGGCGTGATCACCATCGACCATGTTCCCAAGTCCAAAGACAACCGAGGAAATTACGCCATCGGAGCGCAGGCCAAGAGAGCAGATATCAACGGGTCGGCGATTGCGGTTTCAGTCTCCAAGCCATTTGGAAAGGGTATGACTGGAGAGCTGAATCTGAAGGTGACAAAAGATCGCCCGGGATCGCTGCGAGAGCATTCCAAAGATGCCAAATTTGCTGGCAAGGTCATTCTCAAATCTGATGCAAGTGGGAAGGTGATGATGAGTATCCAAAATCCTCAGATGGGCGAAGAGGGGCAAATCAAACCCACTCACTTGATGGAGGCGGTGTCAAGACTTCTCGAAGGTGCATCAATGCCATTGTCCAAGTCGGCAGTCATCAAAGAGACAACAGGAAAGACAGAATCGGTGATGATTGCCATCAAGTGTTTGATTGAAGAAAATTTCATTGAGATTGAAAATGGTTCTCGAAATTCTTTGAATCTCAAACTTTTGAAGCCATATCGAGAGAGTAAAGAATTGGGATATGAGATCAATTCTTTCGAATTAGATGAGGCTCAAGATGCTTAGTCACGCTCATTTGACCCTTTCCCACCCTTTCCCGAGACATTTGCAAAAATTGAGCGTGAATTCTGACCCTTTCCCGACCCCTACCCTGAGAAATTTTGAAAATCTGCTTGACCCTTTCCCACCCTTTCCCGGGACTACGCTCATTTTGACCCTTTCCCACCCTTTCCCACCCTTTCCCAAAGCAAGGAAAGGGTCAAATAGAGAAAATGCCCATGACCCTTTCCCACTTCCCCCTCCTCTAAGGAGGGAAGTAGGGAAGGGGTGGGGAGGTTTTGGAAGATGAATGATCACTTCATCAGCACTCATCCAAAATTGGTTCAGTGCCCAATCTGCAAAGGTTGGATCCTTGAATGCCATGTTGGAGGCTTGCGGAAAAGGGTTGAGCCGATGGAGTTGAGTTTCAATCAAGAGCTGGCTTTTCGGATTGAAGGCAGAGCAATCTTCCAAAGTGTGGGGAGTTATGAGCCAACCTTGATCCATCGAAATGTTTGGCACATCAACAATCCAGATCCAAGAGCAAAGGTCTTCGCCAGTCATAGTTGCTCCACTCCGGAAATCTTTGAACCAATGCCGCTTTTCGATTTGCCACGATATATCGACACAGAAGGAGTTCCATTTGATCATCCACATCTGCTCGCTCTGCAATGGCAATACTCCCATTGCTGGCATCTGCCAACGGTGTCAGAATCGAATTCACTCTCAGCTTGATGATTTGTTGGAATTCTGGAAAGGCGCTCACAATGAACTTCTTCCGGGCAAGTCGGGAAGTGGTGGCAGATCAAGCGAGCGAACCATTGGATTGAATGTTGCAGCTCTCTCATTCATCGCTGGCCATGACATACTCTCTTTCCTTCATGGATGGGAGCAGGTAATCCGAGACGATAGGAATCTGACAAAGCCAGCGTTGCTAACAAAGCCAGCAACGCTTGAGATCGAGATTGCCGATGCCATTGCATTCGCCCAGTTGCATCTTGCATGGTCAGGCTCTCAGGATTGGATCTCAGACTTCTCCAGAGAACTCAGAGAGATTCATTCGGAAGGGATGGCGGCGGCGAGAGCATTCTTGGCAAAGACGAGGAAGATCCCATGTCCTGCTGAAACTGGGACTGGCGCTTGCTCGAACCTTCTCGCCATCAATCAAGATGATCCACTTGAAATCTTTCAATGTCGCAAATGCAAATCCGATTGGACAACCCTCCGATTGATTGCAGTTGCGATGAGTGGCAATCAAGAGATTTGGCTGGATGCTGAAGCTCTTGCAAAGTGGATGGGGATCACTGATCGCCATGTGAGGCGATTGGCTCAGAAGCACAATCTTCCAAGGAAAGGCGAACTCTATGAAGCGAGAGCAATGGTGAAGGCTTTTGCTTTGCCGATTTGACAAATCATGTCCGCGCTCTCTGATACACTTAGAGTGTCGGTGTGTCGTATGGAGTGGCACAATAAGACCATGAAGATTTTAGACGAATCCATTGAGGAGATTGATGAGGCTCTTGCCCATCTCTCCGATGGTGTTCGCAAGGCAGAAGACTTTCGCAAACAATACCTGCTGGATCTCATTGATCAGATGCTTGATGCGAAGTTGGAGTTGATCAAATGACCACCATCATTGGCATTGAGTATCCCGATCGAGTCGAGATGATGGCAGATTCTCAGATCAGTTATCTCAACCGATCCTTCTCTCATGATGACATCGTAAAGATTTGCAAGCGCGGTGATTACCTCTTCGGCATCTGTGGACATTTCGTGGCGATGCAGACCATTCAGAACTTCTGGGATCCTCCAAAGGTTCCAAAGAAACTCAAGGGATCGCTTTACTCATTCGTCATCTCTCAGGTCATCCCAAGTCTCAAAGACTTGATCGATGATCACTCGCTCGCTTTCAACAAAGAAGATCAAGATTCGTTCTGCATATTGCTGGCAGTCAACGGGCAACTCTTCGAGATTGATCAAGACTTCTCAGTCTCTCGCAACAATGAGAACAGATACGCAATCGGCACAGGTGCAGACTTCGCGCTTGGTGCTTTGGATGCTGGCTCATCGATCAAGGAAGCCATGACCATCGCCGCTTCTCTGGATATATTTACAGCGGAACCATTCATCTATGAGTGGCAAGAAATCTGATGGCAAGAATGCCATGCCTTGATTGTGGGATCCCAACCAATGGAAGCAGATGTCTTGCTTGCCTCACATTCATTGCCTCAGTTACTCCGCGTGAAAGATTATCGCCAACTCAACGAGGTTATTCATACGCTTGGCGCAAGGTAAGAATAAAAATTTTAGAGCGCGATCGATGGACTTGCCACTACTGTCAGAAGATCCTTCAGGATTCTGATGCGACAGTTGATCACTTAGTGCCTCTCTCAAAGGATGGCGCTCAGCTTGATCCGAGCAACCTTGTGGCAGCTTGTCGCTCATGCAACAGCAGAAAAAGAGACAAGTGAGCGCAGAAAATTTTTCCTGTTTTTTTTTGAGCGTGATGGATTACCCAGTCCCCCCATATTCTCGCTCTATTCGCGAAATTTTGAATTCGGGTGAAGATTGGAAGTTTTGCGATGGCCAGACCACCAAAGCCAATTGAAGTCAAGAGAATGACAGGCAATCCGGGAAGGCGCAAACTTCCGGAACTTGCAGTGGTCACAACTCTTCCAATGGCGGCGAATACTCCTCCAGCTCCAGAAGGATTGGGAGCAGAAGGCTTGGCATTCTGGGAGAAGGCTTGGGATTACGCCATCACTTGGCTTTCACCATCAAGTGATCTTCAAGCAATTGAGAACGCAGCAAGGCTCGCAGATGATGTCGCGCTCGCTCGCAAGAAGTATCGAGCCACTTTGGAATCTGCCGATGGTCGCTTGCTGGTTCATATCAACAAATCATTCGTGGATGCGTTGTCATCGCTCGGATTCGATCCAACGGCAAGATCAAGACTCGGAGTGGCAGAAGTCAAAGCGATCAGCGCCATTGACAAGCTACTTGAGAAGCGCAAACAACGCGCTAAATAATTTCAACAATCGGGGGATTCGTTGACCAAGAACATTCAAGGATTTCCACCACGCTGGCTGACCAAGGTTCCTCCAGCGGATCTCAAGCGCTCACGCGGAGATGAGATCGCTGACTTTGCAGAAGCACTTTGCAAGATCACAAAAGATTCCATCGCTGGTCATGCTGGCGAAGACCTCATCTTCAGACCTTGGCAAAGAGAACTCACTCGAAATCTCTTCGCAGTCAAAGCCGATGGCACTTTCCGTCATCGAGTCGGACTGATCGGCCTACCACGCAAGAACGGCAAATCCGCATGGCTCTCGGCAGTAGCTTTGGAATCTTTGGTGCTAGGCGCAAAAGGTGGCGAGATTTACTCCTGCGCCGCTGAAAAGGAACAAGCAAAGATTGTCTTCAACACTGCCAAAGAGATGGTCAGGCTTCACCCAGAACTTTCCTCAATGCTGACGGTCTATAAGGACACCATCCACAATCCCAAGACTGGATCTGTTTATCGGGCACTCTCAGCCGATGCCTTCTCCAAAGAGGGATTGAACCCAACGCTGGTCTGCTTCGATGAGCTTCACGCTCAACCAAATCGAGAACTTTTCGATGTGATGTCACTTGCAATGGGCGCAAGAATTGAGCCGATGCTAGTTGCCATCACCACTGCCGGAGTGAAATCAGATAACAGCGGCAAAGATTCGGTCTGCTTCTCGCTCTACGAATACGGCAAGAAAATCGTACTTGGCGAAATTGAAGATCCAACATTCTTCCTTGCATGGTGGGAAGCGAATGCAGATCTTGACTATCGCTCAGAAGATTGCTGGCGTGAAGCAAATCCGGGCTTTGCCGATATTGTCGCAGCCGATGACTTTGCTTCCGCAATCCTTAGAACTCCAGAAGCTGAATTCAAAACCAAGCGACTCAATATCTGGACATCAACCTCAGACACTTGGCTTCCACATGGTTCTTGGGATGCCATTGCAGATGTACGGGATGTCCATGATGGCGTTGACATCGTTCTTGGCTTCGATGGCAGCTTCAACGGTGACTGCACAGCGATTGTCGCAGTGACAGTCGAAGAGATTCCACACATCTTTCCAGTTGCAGTCTGGGAGAAGCCAGATGAAGCCGATGCCAGCTGGCAAGTTCCCATCCTTGAAGTTGAGGATGCAATTCGCAACGCCGCCATTCGTTGGCAGGTCTTGGAGATTGCTTGCGATCCTTACAGGTGGGCGAGAACTTTCCAAGTCTTGGAAGAAGAGAATCTTCCGGTGGTCACATTCCCACAGACAGCTTCACGAATGACTCCAGCCACAACGCGATTCTTCGAGGCTTGCGTGAACAAGAACATCACTCACAATGGCGATGCTCAACTGGCAAGACATATCGGCAACGCGCAATTGCGAACCGACAACCGAGGATCAAGACTTGCAAAAGAAGCCAAAGGTTCGAAGCGAAGAATTGACTTGGCGGTCTCCTCAGTGATGGCACTGGAGCGAGCTAGTTGGTGGCATTCTCAAGGTGGAAACATTCCACAAATCTTTGATCCTTGGTCAATAGGCAATTCGGAGGTTCCCAGTGTTTTTGATAATCACGACAACGATTGAGATTCTCGGCGCGATCATGATCGCAGCCGGAATCGATCTTTGCTTTGGATTGGGCGCTGCATTGATAGCAGGTGGAGCATTGATCTTGGCTGGAAGCTATCTCGCAACCCGAGCAACTGATGAAGGAGTGATCTGATGAGCATCTTCACCAGAGGTTTCACAGTCGGGCGATATCCGCAATTCAATAACTATGTTTCCCCACTGAGCCAGCTTTACGGTCAGACATCAATGACCAGCGCAGCAGGCGAGCGCATTGATGAATGGACTGCTCTTGGTGTCTCGGTCGTTCTTGGCGCGGTTGCTCTCCTTGCTGATTCAGTTGCATCAATGCCACTTCGATCTTATTCGATCGACAAAACTGGCAAAAGAGTCATGCGACCTCTTCCGGATGTCCTAGCGATGCCGGATCCTGAATCAAATACTTACGAACTCATTCACCAGATGATGGCTTCAATGGCTTTGCATGGCAATGCGTATGTCAAAATTGATCGGGACAGACTTGGCAACATGATCGGCCTTGTCCCATTGCATCCATATCAGATGCAAGTTCTCCCAACAGGTGACATGACTGGGAGAAGGTATCTACATCTCGGAAATGAAATGAACCGGGAAGATATGTTGCATCTGCGTTGGTTCACTCCTCCGCAATCCTTGGTTGGCATCTCTCCACTCAATCAAACTCGAAACCTTGTCGGCCTAGCAATCGCAATGGATCGCCATCTCGCTCAGTTCTATGGCGAGGGAGGAACCCCATCGGGAATCCTTGAAACAGACCAGAAGCTCAATCTTGAACAGGCGCGAGTTATTCAGGCAACATGGGAAGCAACTCACAAACGCCATCGCAAGCCGGCGGTTCTTTCGGATGGCTTGAAATTCAGACCAATCACCACATCGGCTGCCGATTCTCAGATGATTCAATCAAGAGAGCAGATCGTTCGAGACATTGCAAGAATCTTCCGCGTTCCATCTCACTTGATCGGCGCTTCTGGCGATAATCAGACATATCAGAATGTCGAGCAAGCATCTCTGAACTTCCTCACTCACACCATCGCTCCTTGGATCCGCAGGATTGAGATTGCAATCTCTCAGATCCTTGATCCGGAAGTTGATGTCGCTTTCGATACTTCAACCCTGCTCCGCGTTGATGCTCTTACAAGAGCGCAAGTCAACAAGATCAATGTTCAGATGGGCGCTCGAACACCAAACGAAGTTCGCCAGATTGAAGGAATGGAGCCATATATCGGCGGCGATTCCTTCCATCAAGCATTGCAAGGATCTGTCGTTGCTGGCGGTGATCTTCCTGCATTGGGAGAAGATGCCGATCCATCCGCGCCAGTTATGGGAGTGCTTGAATAATGCCTGACACATACAGAGTACCCAAAGGGGTTCAAGATGAAGCAAAGATGGCTCTTGGTTGGATCGCTGATGGTCATGCTGGTTCTGGCTTTACGGCAGTGGGCAGAAAAAGAGCGAGCGACTTGGCAGCAGGACACCCAGTAAGCGCTGAAACAATTTTGAGAATGTTTTCCTTCTTCAAGCGCCACGAAGTGGACAAGAAGGCGACAGGATTTCACTCTGGAGAAGATGGATTCCCATCTGCCGGAAGAGTGGCATGGTCGGCATGGGGCGGCGATGCTGGCTTTGATTGGTCAACAAAAATCAGGAATCAAATTACCAAGAACGCACGAACTCTCTCCATGACTGCATCCGAGGAGGATGATATGACAGAAATGAATCAGGTTCCGGATTTGAATGAGGAACTGGCTGAACTTCTCGCAGATGTGGTCAGCTTCTACTTCCGGGCGCATGGCGCTCACTGGAATGTGAAGGGTTCAGACTTCAGCGAGTATCACAAACTCTTCTTGAAAATTTATGAAGATGTATATGAGTCAATTGATCCAATCGCTGAGAATCTTCGCAAACTCGGAGCAATTGCACCATTCACACTCCCTGCATTCTTGGCGCTTCGAACCATCGAAGATGCTCCAACAACTTTGCAAGATCCAATTGCTCTTGCCAATGACCTCTTGGCAGCCAATGACATGATTCTTGATGAGCTTTCAAATGTCTTTGATTGCGCCAGCAATTACAATCAGCAAGGCGTTGCCAATTTCATCGCAGGTCGAATCGATCAGCACCAATTCTGGAAATGGCAGTTGACTGCCTCTCTCGGAATGGAAGTCACTCAGCCTTCTCCAGATCCAGTTGATGCCCAAGGCATTGATGAAGATGATGTCGAGGAAGATACAGAAGGCGCAACAATGCCAATGGTCATCTCTTACTCAGAAGACATTTCAGAATTGACAGAAGAAGAACGGGCTTCCGCTGCCAGAATCGGTGAGGGTTCATTCGTCTCTTGGAACACTTCCAATGGTCGCGCCAAAGGCAAAGTTGAAAAGGTAGTGACCAAAGGTCAAGCAAAATCTTCTGATGGTTATGTCTTGGAGACAACTCCAGATGCTCCAGCATTCATGATCCGAATCTATAAAGAGCAGGGAAATGGCTGGGTTCCAACGGATGTGACAGTTGTTCACAGGCCAGACATCCTCACAGTTATCACAGCACTTCCAGCTCCACGCTCGGAGGAAATTGACATGATCGAACAGAGAAAAGCAATGGCAACAGCAGAGCGCATCACTATGACTGCTGAAGTTCGCGCAGTTGCAACCAATGATGGCACAATGAAGATCGGTGGGTATGCCGCCACATTCAACAGCGAAGCAACTGGATTGAACTTCCGAGAAGTAATCGCTCCGGGTGCATTCACTCGCGCTCTAGCATCCACAGATCCAGTCTTTCTCCTTGTGAATCATGACATGGAAGGAATTCCGCTGGCATCAACGCAGTCTGGCACTTTGAAACTTCGCCAAGATAACACTGGACTTTATATGGAAGCCACACTTGATCAAACGAATCCCAAGGCGCAGGAATTATCCTCAGCAATTCGCCGGGGCGATATGGACAAGATGAGCTTCGCATTCACAGTTTCCCCAGATGGTCAGACTCGTGATGAGGGACTCCGAACCATTCAAGACATTGAGCGACTCTATGAAGTCTCAGTTGTCACACTGCCTGCATACGATTCCACATCAGTTGGAATGCGTAAAGCAGATGAACCTGATCTTGAACTTGCCAAGCGCAAGTTGAAGCTCAAGGTCAAACAGTATTCCTTGACAAAGATCAAGGCATAAGCCTCGGCGCATCAGCCCTGACGCTTCACAAAAAAACTAATCCAAGAGAGGAGACACAAAATGTCTCTAGCAACAAAACTCAAGGAGCAGCGCGATGCATTGGTCACAGAAGTTGAAACAACTCTGGCAACCGATGAAGTGAGCGCAGAAGCTCTTGATGCAGCATCAGCAAAACAGGAAGAAATTGCTTCACTTGATGAGCGCATCGCAACTGCTGAAAAGGTAGAAACTCGCACAGCAGCAATCGCAGAATCTCGCAAGGAAGCAGGAGTCAAGACATTTGGTGGAGCGACAGTCACCAAAGAGACAATGACTTACGACAAAGATGGTCGCAATTCATTCGTTCGTGACATGATTGGCGCACATCTTCGCAATGATTCCAATTCATGGGAACGCCTAACACGCCACTCACAAGAAGTCGCAATTGAAACACGCGACATCAATCGCACAGACGGATCCGGCGGCGATCTGGTTCCTCCCCTATACCTTATAAATGAATATGCTGAATTTGCTCGTGCGGCAAGAGTGACAGCGGATCTTTTGACAAATATGGCATTACCAGCAGGAACAGACAGCATCAACATTCCTCAAATTACAACAGGAACATTGGCAGCATTCCAATCATCTGATAACTCAGCAACAACAACACGCGATTTGATCTCATCAACGGTAACTGCGCCAGTGCGTACGATCTCCGGCTATGAGAATGTGTCAATTCAATTGGTGGAACAATCTCCACTTGCTGGCGGTCTTGATCGCTTGGTCTTCGGTGATTTGATGGCTGACTATGCATTACAGCTCAACACAGCAGTTGTTGGAACTGGCGATGGAACTTCAGGAACTCTCAAGGGTCTTGTGACTTTGGGAACTGATACCACCAACGGAATTCCAGTCACATGGACTGAAACAACTCCAACAGCAGTCAACGGCGCAATTGCAATCGCCAAGGCGATTTCAAAGGTTGTCACCAACCGTTACAAGGCAGCAGAAGCAATCGTGATGCACCCTTCCATGTGGTACTGGTTCGCATCTCAGGTTGACTCACAGAATCGCCCATTGGTAGTGCCAACAACTGGCGCATCACAGGCATTCAACGCAGCTGGCACAGTTACCAATCCCGGCGCTCCTGCTGGGCTAGTTGGAACAATCCAAGGCGTTCCAGTCTTCATTGATGCAACAGTGACAAAGGCTTATGGCGCGTCAACGAACCAATCTCCAATCTTGGTTGGAAAGTTCAGCGACAGCTATATGTTCGAAAGTGGGGTTCGGACAAGGGTCTTGCCGGATGTCCTTTCAGCGAACCTCACAGTGCGCTTCCAAGTTTACGGATATTTGGCTCTCGCTCATAGGTACAACAAAGCCGTCAGTGCCGTCACAGGGACTGGCACAGTAGCTCCATCTGGATATTAGTATCCAGAGCCTTGGCGCTGATCCCATCAATTGATGGGATTGGCGCTTTGGCGCAATAACAATTCCACAGGGGGAATGAAATGAATTCGCTTTTCTTAGAAGGAATGCAATCTGCAAGAGAGATTGTTCAGAACAAAGGTCTTGCCCATCTTGATCAGATAATCAAGGAACTTGAAACAGAATCCATTGAGACAACTGCTCTTGATCCAAAAGTTGAGACTCGATGAAGGTGAAAGATAAAATCTGCATCGGCATGGTCAACAACGGAACGATTGATTCAATGCTCGCGCAAGACTTGATCCACATCGCCATTCATCCAAGTGGCAAATTCAACAACTTGATTCAAGTTCAAAACATTGGGCTGACAACTCGCTCAAGAAATCTTGTGGTCAAGACTTTCCTTGAGACAACTGATGCCGCTTGGCTTCTGATGATTGACTCCGATGAGAGACTTTCCACAGATAACTTCATGAAGCTGGTCGATGCCGCACATGATAAAGATCGCCCAATCATCTCTGGCTTGGTCTTCGCCGCATTCTTTGATGACAAAGATGACTTGAGAGCAGTTCCCACGATCTACAAGATGAGCGAAGAAGCTGGACTCACAGCGATAGATGATTATCCAATCAACGAGATCATGGAAGTTGATGCCGCTGGCACTGGATGTCTCTTGATTCATAGAGAAGTTCTTCTCGATATACAAAAGCAAGCAACTCCCAACCAAGGCAAAGACTGGGCTTGGTTCGTTGAAGGTGCTATCCAAGGAACTTATTTCGGAGAAGATTTGCTCTTCTCAAAACGCGTGAAGGCTATGGGATACAAGATTCATGCCCACACTGGGGCAGTTCTTCCCCATCATAAACAATTCTGGCTTGATGATCGTCACCACAAAATGGTTCGAGACTTGACCATCCAGCAAAAACTCAAAGCATCAGCTTCTGAAGAACCCCTGACTTCTGAAGCTGATGCCCAATCATAAGGAGAAAAAATGGCAAGAATCTCAACCACAGAAGCCAACCAAGCCCTCAGCACCACTGGCTGGTCTTATGTTTCGCTACATACTGCCGATCCAACGACTTCCGGCGGTTCAGAAGTTACTGGCGGCACTTATGCTCGCGTTGCAGTCACTTGGAACTCACCATCTTCAGGATCGGTGACAAACTCTGGAGCATTGTCGATCAACTTGCCAGCTTCAACGACTGCTTCATATTTCGGAGTCTGGTCTGCTTCAACTTCTGGAACTTATTACATCGGCGGCGCTTTATCGCCATCGATCACAACTGGATCTTCTGCTGGCGTTGTGACAATCGCCGCTGGATCTCTTTCAGTTTCCGCTTCCTAATCTGAGGGGTATCTGATGACGACCTCATATCCAACATCGCTGGATTCATTCACCAATCCAACTG